GATAAGGCGGAGGCTGCGACCACCGTACTGCCTTCCACCGGCACCACCGAAGGCACCACGGAGGAAACCGGCAAGGACTCCACCGGGGAAACGCCAGCCGGAACCGTGTCGGAGGAGCCCGCAGCCAAGGCCACTGTGAAGGGGGCCTGATCATGCCAGCCTTTTACGCCGGCAAACGTGTCGGCAAACCGTTGATGGGAGGCCACACGTACAACGCCATGTTCAATGGCAAGCTCGTGTGGCCCCTCGACAGGGACACGGTGGTCTCCATCGAGATCACGGATGATAAGGGCAAGCCGCTGCCCAAGTCGCTGGCCGTGTCCGGCACTTTGAAACTGGGGGCGAAGGCCACGTATGCGGACGGTCATGTTGGCGACCTGCTGACCACCAATGACGTGACGTTCGCGAGCAGGGGCACTTCCACCGCCACGGTTTCGGGCAACACGCTCACGTGGAGGCATGGCGGCACGATTCTCGTCACGGCCACTGTCAACGGTTTCACCAGCGCCGCCGTGTCCATCAGCGCGGCCTACGCGCCCGAGTCCATCAAGGTCACGGACGATTCCGGCAAACCCATCGACAACATCACCCTGCGCGTCGGCGAGAGCAAGAACCTCAAGGTGACGATCCTGCCCGATGCGGCATCGCAGGAGTATACGGCATCCATCAAGGATGTGAGTCTCGCATCAGTCAGACAACAGTAAGGGGCAATATCATGCCAACAACAACAGCGTTTAGGGGGGGGGCTAGTGTCCGCGCCCTCAAGGAGGGCGACACCTCCATCACCATCACCGCAGGCAGCATCGTAAAGACCATCCCGGTCAGTGTATGGGGAAACAAATGGGTGCTGCCCACCCTGCCCGCCACGCGCAACGGAATCACGTTCACCGCGGCCGGCGACGGCATGGTACACGCGAAGGGCACAGCGACCGACTGGGCGACCATCCTCGTCACCCAGGACCTGCCGGCCGGCGAGTACACGCTCGAACACACGCTCGCCGACGGTGTCGGCCTGTTCTGCGAGCTCAAATCCACGGACGGCAGGATCGACCTGTTCTCGCAGGGCAAGGTCAAGGCGACGCTCCCGGCGGGCGACTACCAGATGCTCGTCAGTGTCTCGCCCGGCAAGACCGTGGACGCAACCATCACCCCAATTCTCAGGAAACTCAACTAAGGCCCCGATATTGGGGCCTTCACCATAAAAGGAGGCCCCAATATGGGCGCACTATCAATAACCGGTATCAAACCGGGGTCCACGAGTCTGAAACTGACCGCCGGCAAGATTACGAAAACCGTGCCGATTACCGTATTGTCGCGTAACCTGCTGTCCTACGGTCCCGCCGAGGGCAACGGGTTGACCGCCACCGTCAACACTGACGGGTCATTGCATGTCACCGGCACCGCCACCGGTCAATGGCGTGGCCTGTCGTGGACGTTCCCATGCCCGGTACAGGGCACCGTGAAACTCAGCGGCACTAGTATCGCCGGTTTGAGCTTCAACATCAAGTGCCTCGACGCCAAGGGGCAGCAACTGGGAGCCCAAATGAACTTGGGTAACAGTGTCATGGCAATCCCTGCCGGCACCGTCAGCCTGTTCCTCAACGTCATCTCCGCCGAGGCCACGCCCACCGCGAAGGACGGCGACCTCCGAGTCCAGCTCGAATCCGGCGACACCGCACACGATTGGATGAAACCCGACAACACAAGCCTTAAGGGGGGGGGTTATGAATTAGCGAACCTGTATCCGCGTGTCACAGGCCTGCCTAAAACATTAGGCACCAACCCGGGGATTGCGGTCTCGGAACCATCGCCGGGCACGTACCGGTTCAAAGGCTCCACCACACAAAAGGTTGACTCGTGGGATAGCCTGACATGTTCCGTCCATGTGGACGCGGGCACGTACACGCTGGACGCCTCCGACTGGCCGTATGACAGCAGCTCATGGTTGATTGGCACCCAGTCCACTCTCACCCCCGATGACGGCAGCGGACAGACAATCGCGTTCGAACCTAAGGGCTATGGGCCGCGCCCCTTGAAGGCCGGAACGCTGACCCTCAACATTTTCATCAACACCACGGGCGAGGTCGATAAGACGTTCACTCCCCGCCTGTACAAAATCGACTGATTCTAGCCCCACACCATTCCGTGTGGGGCTTTTCCATTGACGGCCCCGAGTGGGCCCCGATAATCCTGACCCACGACCGTGGGCCACAAAACAATATTCACCTCAGAGAAAGGGGAAAAATTGGTCAATAACAAGGACAAGCCGTGGTGGAAGCGTCTGCTCGCCAAGATCACGGCCCTAGTCGCCGCCGTCTGTATGATGCTGCTCCCGGCGACCGCGCACGCGGACATGCAGGGCGTGGACATGAGCAACTGGCAGTGCGGCGTAGACGTGTACAACATGCAGGCCGATTTTATCGTGGTCGGCACCACATGGGGCACCGGACAGGTCAACAACAACTGCCTCGTGTCCGGCGTGAACACCGACGCCAACCGCATGATCTACCAGGCGCAGGCATCCGGCAAGAAATTCGGTTTGTATCACTACGCGATGGGCGGCAACCCGGAGGCGGAAGCCCAATTCTTCTATCGCAACACGTCGAACTATTGGCGTCACGGCATCGTGGCGCTCGACTGGGAGCTAGACGATAATCCCGCATGGGGTAATTGGGATTGGGTGCGCCGCTTCATGGCCGAATGTGAGCGGCTTTCCGGTGGTGTGCGCCCGTTGCTGTACACCGGCCCGGTGGCCGGCACCATCCCGCAGGATATCCGCAACCGGTACGGCCTGTGGATTGCCCAGTACGCGAACATGTCGCCTACCGGCTATCAGGCATCCCCGTGGATGATCGGCGCATACGGCGAGGCCATGCGCCAGTACTCCGGCACCGGCGTGGTCAACACGTGGAGTCCCATCGACCTCAACCTGTTCCGTGGCGAGGCATGGCAGTGGGATTTGTACGCCAATCCCACCGGCTCCACAGCCCCGGCCCCGGCAACGCCCGCGCCCGTGCAGCCGAGCACTCCCCCGGCCAACACCAACACGGGTGGCATCAGCCACGTCATGCAGTGGGGCGAGACCATCTGGGGACTCGCCGTCGCCTATGATGCTTGGCCCCTGTCCGCATGGCATACGCCGAGCGGTGACATCAACCGCTACTACGTGGGCGACGTCGTAACCTACGGCGGCGGCACCGCCCCCGCATCGTCCGGCGGGGTCTCCAAGGTCCTCCAATGGGGCGACACCGTGTGGGATTTCGCCACCGCGCACGGCTACAACGTCTCCCAGTGTTCGGTACCCTCCGGCAACATCAACGTCTACTATGTGGGCGACGTGGTGACCTGCCGCTGAGACTCAACAGATGCCGCCACCCGCTTGACCGGGTGACGGCATCACCCCATCATCATCCCTTATTGATCGGAGCAAACATGACCGACAGCAAAAACACGACCGACACCGGCGAAACGCTTCCCGGCGTCGCTGTGAGCGACTGGCCCGAGACGGCCGACGTCACCCATGACGTGCCCGACTGGCTCATCCCCAGCCGCGTCTACGACATCCTCAAATGGCTGGGCCTCATCGTCCTGCCCGCACTCGCCCTGTTCGTCAACACGGTCGGCCCCGCATGGGGCTGGCATTACGTGGACGCGATAGTGACCACGCTCAACGCGCTCGGCATCCTCGCCGGCGCGCTCATCGGCGTCAGCGCCATCAAACAACGCATCGACCTCGCCGCATAA